AACGCTTCTGCAACACCCTTTTTGTATTCTGCACTATCAACTGTTTCGTCTTGTCTCATAACTAGACGGTCATATTTGACACCAGCATCAGATAACGCAGCAACAGTTGCTTCACGATCTGCTTCTAGTCTGCCTGTAACAATCACAACAAGATATTCAGAGTAATCGTTGTTCACATAGTCAATAACTTTTTGTATTGGCTGAACACCATTCTGAAGCAGAGTGTCATCAATATCAACAATCAAAACTTCCTCTGAACCACCAATACGCACTTCGCCCAATGGTTCAAGATTTTCTGCTAACGACAAAGCAACCATTTGGTCTATCGCATCTTGTTTTGTTGCGTGACAAGTAATTGTTTCTGTGATGTTGTCGTAACTTTTTACTGTTGCCCAATTAGCGCAATCAGGTTGCGTTGCAGATATTCCGTATGGCATGATCAGTCCACATCTGGCGTTAAGACACGGATGTTTGTAGTTCCCGTATTAGTAATACCGTAAAGAGTTTCACCAAATGGAACCTCAACTGTCATCGTTGTATTGTTTGGCAAATGCAAACCACTAGAGACAGTTACTGCGCTATCACCAAGATATGTACTTCCACTTGTTGAATGCAAATAACAAATACGAGGTCGGTTGTCTGCTGCAACAATTAATGTTGCTGTAGTGGCTACTGTTACTGCTATTGATTTCATAAGTTACTTTGGAGGAGGAACAGCATCAGTTCCCAATGTTGGCAAAACTCCACCCTCAATACCTGCTAATGGTGAACCAGCAACACCAAGTATAAATTGTTCTCCACCAACATAAGGTTCACGGTTCTCAATTTGACGAGCCTCGTTTGGTGTCAAAGTTCCCGACATAATTTGTAGTTGTTGCGCACGAATACGAGTCATCAAATCTGCACGCAAAAACTCTGAAGGATTAAACCGCACAACTGTTCCAACAGGCAACAGTTCACTTAAAGTATTTTCTATTCGGCGCACCCAACCAAGCAAAGTGTATTGAAAAAATGATGCACCTAATGCTTCCAAGTTTTGATATGTCTGACTATCGCCACCTGTACCCAAAATCAAATGCAACGGGATACGGTACACACGAGCAATATCACGGATGATTGATTCTTTGTGTTCCAACATTTGCATATCTGCTGCGCTTGTTGTAACTGAACGCCACTTCAAACCGCCTTGCAGCACGGCAGGTCTGCGATGTTTGTAATGGGATTCCTCCCAATTATCTTTAATTTGTTTTGCTTGTTCTGGTGTTATTGATTGATCTGTTTCTAAAACTGATGAAGGTGTTGCGCCTTCCCCATAAAACTGTGCAAGGAATCTATCCATTGCTAAACCCATACCGATTGTGTTGCGTAAAGTTTCTAAAGGTGAAATGCCTCTTAGTTGATTAGGCAAGATCAACCAATGAATACTGCGAATATCTTTGCCATCATACTTTTCTTTTCCAACCTGATAAAAAACTTCACCGCTATCGGTTTCGGTAATTCCTTTTATGGCGTTTGGATGTATGTTGCGCAACTCAACGGGGATACCATCAGAGCCGATTGGTGCATAAATATATGCGTTACCGTGCAACGCAAGAGTGAGCATTGTTTGATGTATGAACTCAAAAATGTTTTGTCTATCGTTGGGGCGCATTAAAACGGATGGTGTTGGTAGCCGTTCAATTCTGCCAACTTTGGTTCGTGTAAGTTCCAACGGCATTGAAGCAATAGAGTCTGCAAGAATAGTTACAGAAGCCAACACCGCACTATGAGCAAACGCTGTTAGTTCTGTTACTGTTTCGCCCGACCAGTTGTTGTAATACGGGCGTGCGCTTATTTGGTTTGGGTCAATACTTGTAGGCAAAGCACGCTGCTCAACCTTTCGCCACAAACTCATACAGCCAAACCTCCGCCAACAATCATTAGAACGCCTAGAACAATAACACTAATAGGCACATTGAAACAGCCGATGCCAACGACTACCAAAATACCGCCAACGATTTCTATTGCTGTTGTAATTGTCTGTTTCAATTTCATCCCCATATATCCAATACTGTAGGTGTTGCCTGATGTGTAGGTCTGCTAGTTGCACGATCTAATGCCATAACCATAGCGATACACGCATCTATCTTACGCCTAGATTTGCCTTTAGACAATCTCCAACCCGTATCTGTCATGCGTTGCGCAGCAGAGAGAACTTGATCTGTGAATGTTGGTGAGCCATCGTGTGCAACCTTTTTGTTCATAATCATTTCGTAGGCGTTACCGCACGCAGGAATCATCCGTGCTGCTGATTGACCAAACTCCACCATGTTTAGTCCGTCATCGGATAACGCTTCGGCAGAGCGTTGAAAGAACGCAGGGTCATAAGCGAACTCTTGAACCGTATAAGTGTTGTGTAGTTCCCGTAGATAGCGTTCCACATCAGCAACATCAACACCTTCAAGTTCAGGTTGCCAAATCTTTGCACGCATCACATAGCGTTCTCCTTGTGGTTGCACGGTAACAACTGCGATTGTGTCATGTCGTAACGCCATATCAATCCCAACCCAAACAGGCAAATCATGATCTAACAAAGAATCTGAAACACATTGTTCCCAAGCACCAACAGGCAACCAAGATTCCTGTGAGCGTACCCATTGGTTTAATCGCCAACGCCTCATACCCATCTCTGATGTTTGTTTTACTGCTACAGCCAAGTCATCTGGATCAAGTAAACCTTCAGCCAAGTTTGGATTAGATATACGCCACGCCTTACGGTCATCAATTTGACAATCCTCTGGTGCTTCCCACCACCAAAACCCGAACTGATCATCCTCAACTTCACCTGACGCAACTTGTTTCCCGTACTGATACAACTTCCCTGCCAAACTTTCCAAGTCATATCCTGCTGTAGTGATACTTACCGTCAATGGTTCTATGCGTGCGCCAGAACCTAAAGTCATTTGATCATAAAGATCACTATTGTTTTGACCCCAAAGTTCATCAAATAAAACTAGTGACGGATTTAGACCAGCCTGACCTTTGAAGTCTGATGACAACACACGGAACACAGAACCGAAACGAGGCATCTCAATCGCATCCCGATACACCTTAGACTCCGCAGCCAGCAATGGACTGTTTACTATTTGTTGTTTTGCTTCATTAAAAATAATTCGTGCTTGCTGTCTATCGTTCGCTACAGCATAAACTTCTGAACCTGATTCACCAGCAATCATTCCGTACACGCCAACAGCAGACATCATTAAAGACTTCCCTTGCTTGCGTGGCAAACCGATTAGCGCACGGCGATAACGCAACCTGCCTGTTACATCGTCACGCTCATACAAAGAACGCAGCAACCACTTCTGCCAGTTAGTAAAAACCAATGGTTCACCTGACCGAAAACCTTTTAACACATTGAAATAATTTTGTGCAAAACTTACAATCTCATCTCCGTCGGTAGCCTTATTTTTGCGTGCCGTATAAAACGCTGGCTTCCACTTATCTGCTGGATGAACGCTTTTCGGCAATCCTTTTGTTGAGATCGCTGAACTCATGCTTTGTTGTTTCACCTGTTCCTAACAACCCTCGCTCTGACGGACTAAAACCTATCTGCCCTAATAGTGTAATGATTTGCCGATCTACTTCACGCAGCGCACGCCGTTCACGCCACAAGGATTGATCTGCCTGCAACATAATACGCAGCCGTGTTCTTTCCTCTGTTGCTTCACACAACATTAAAATAAGTTCGGTATCCATAGTTTGTTTAAGCCAACCTGCACCTGATTGCCAAACCTGATTCCAAAGCCTTCTGCCACCTTCACCGATTGGGCGATGAGGTTCAGGGATATGGTTATTAGGCAAACTAATAATCTCTGCCGACTTACTTACAGCAGGAAGTTTGCGCCCTGACGGATTACCAATACGCATCTTGCGTTCAATAGGTTTCCGATTACTACCGCCACTACCTTTACCGCCCATACCCAAACTTTCTTTCAATGATCATTGTGCCATGCTACAAATAAAAGTGGGCTGCGCCTCCCCGATCAAAGGAAACGCAGCCCACAGGGGAAAACTTATTGTATCAGTTCATCACCTTCCGAATATGTTTGCAAACAACTTTCCGATATGTGTGATGTGGACAACTACAAGACCATCCAGAACTACCCTGAACAACCCAATATGTTTTATCACCAGAACTTGAACCAACCTCAAAAGTACGACCAACAGGTTTAACAAACTGCTGGCGATCAACAGGTGCAATCCAATCCATCCCCAAAGCCGAACACACCCCAACCTCCGTACCATCATCAATCTGAACATCATCAACAAACAAACCAAACTGCGACAACTTCATCCCCTGCGCCTTAGCCTTCTGACGCATCATCACATTCAACTCCTTAGAACCCGTGATGTACCAAAGGAAAGCACCCCACTGATCCTTCGTAGCACACCAAATATCTACACCCAAAGACTCCCCACCTAAATCCATTTGACCATGAGAAGCCTTTTCACCCAACCTACAAAAATCCAACCAGTAAGGCAATTCAATATCAAACAATGATTCCGCCTCAACAACAATGTCAAGATCACCAACCGTTGCAGCGTGTCGGCGCATAGAGCCACCCAACTCACACACAACACCAGACTCACGAAAGAAGCCCAACAACTCCTGCGCTGGTTGCACAAGATCGGCGAAAGGTCTGCGCACCTTCATCACTTCACCGACTTTCCAGTTCCATCACACTTGAAACAAACCGAACCAGTAGCGATCCAGTTATCCGAACGACCAGCACCACCACAACGGGTGCATAGACCAGTAGCCTTCAAGTTCTTTTTGGCAACAACACGATCCTTCTTGGCTTGGGCAATATCAGCCCTGCGCTTTTCGCCTGCTGCCTTAACCGCTTCACGGCTAGCAACATATCTTTTTGAAGCAAAGAAATTGATCAAAGCACCTTCAGCATTTTTGCAGGTTACATCTATGCGACCATAACCATCCTCAACCTCAACCAAATCCGCACACGAAGTAGAACCATTGTAAAAACCAAAACCTGCTGGAACGGTGTTATGGCAATAAACGCACTCGCCAGAATACTTGTTTGGATAGTTCACCGCATTTGAAAGCATAATCCCTCCTCAGGGCTTACTTGATAAATCAAGCATAACTAAACGCCAGCCAAAAGTAAAGGATTATTTGCCCTTTTGTTTCGGCTTTTTCCCTTTCTAAAAACTAGTTTTGCTGACAGTACGCACGGATCGT